CGTAGCCTTGAGCGTGTCCCACAGGTTATTAACCCCTGTGTATAACGCCTGTGGATAACTATTTATCATTAATACCCCTAACAATTACCTCGATGTAACTCCAAGGCTCTCGATTAATTACGTGCTTTGCTAGCTGAAAGCGCCTGTAATGATCGACTACGACTTTATCCGGTGCAGGGTGCATACGCTGCCTTTGTACCTGCAATAATGTTGATAATGGCGTGTCGAAAGCAATTATTTTAGTTTTAATATTAAGCTCTTTCGCTACTTGTAACCATACTGCCCTATGGCCCGGAATCGTATGCGTACCATCTGCGATTACGTCTACGCCTAATTGTGCAGCTTGAATAGCTTTAATACGTTCATATCGCATAAACCCTTGCACATCTATACCCGGCCTTGTACGTACTGCCTCGGTATTAAATATATGCGTACCGTGCTCATAGTTATTTTCTACCCAAGTCGATTTACCCGCGCCCGGTGGCCCCATTAGTACCGTAATCATTGATGGCCCCATCCCTTACCCTTAAAGCTTATGCCGGGAGCGTGATATACCTGCCTCATATGCGTACCGCAACACATAGGCGCAGCGTTTGAGGTTATAGGCTGCTCAAGCTCATAACGAATATTGCAGCTAATACATTCATACTCATACATCGGCATCTTGGGCCTCCATAAGACACACGCCCATAACACCGCATTTAGTGCATTGGAGCGTTTTAACGTTAGGTGGCAGGTTATCGGTGATGATGCGCTCGATCTGATCCGTAACTTTTTTACACTTACGGCACTCATATTTGTATGTAGTCATTAGGCCCTACACTCTGCACAAAGCCATATTACGACCTCTTGGCCTACATCTCGTACCTGTAGCCCTCCTGAACTTGATACCCAATTATGACACTGATCGCACTGATCCATCTTTACTACGGTCATATCGCCGTTATCGTGGATCGTGGTTGCAAAGCCGTCTTTAATAAATGTTAATTCTCCCATTACAATTTAACCGCCTTATCTATATGTAAAAGCGTTACCTCTTTATCAATGGCCGGAGCCTTATTAAAGGTGCTAGCCGGTAAACGCTTAGTAGTCCAGGTAACCGTAATTTTGCGTAGGTTAAACGCATATATGCCTTTAGGCGTTGAGTTAATATAAAACGGCGTAAAGCCCAGCTTGTCGGCCTGTTGCACAAGTGACTCATACTTATCCTTCTCAAGTATTAGCTCGTCGTAATGCGTGTGTCTGCATTTGAGCTCTATTTTGAGCCTATAGCCGTTACTGGTGGCATCGATGTACTCGAAAGCATCGCCTGACATCTCTAGATCCTCAAGGTACTTACCTTTGATGTAATCAAATAGGGTCTGCTCCGTCATAGATTAAACATCCATATAATTAGAATGATCTGAAAACATATAAGAATTACCGAAAGCTTGTTTTTTGTCATACTTGAGGCTTCCATTTTCCATCTGATCCGAGGACTTGCCAATAAGGATTACACTGGCTAGCTCTATTCTTTTCGGTGCATTTATAAGCTGCCCAAGGCTTACCGGTTGCCTTAGCCGTACCCTCGGCCCAAATCATCGTGCCGTGAGGGCATCTTGGAGCAGCTGGTACTTGAGCGCCGCCCAAGCTTTGCTCGATCTCGCCGATAGCACTGGCCATAGTCGGCATATCCTCTATTGCCGCTTTTTTGCTCCACGGATCCGGGTCTGCCGGTAGTGTCTCGACCTTTTGCATATCTTGCATTGTAGGCCTCGATGTAAACTCTAGGCTTGGAGTTAATAGGCCTATGACTCGGCCATAACTGCTCGTGAGGGTATCCTCGATAAACCATTTTTTCATATTATTCGGATAGGTTGCCACGTTGCCAAACGCATAATCGACCGCGCTTGGTTTTTCATCCTCATACTCACGATAAGCCTCAGCTCGTACGAGCACTGTCCCGGCCTGTATATCTAGGTGCTCGATAGTCGCGCATAACCTACCGCTTGGAAATTCTGCCCGAAATCTTTTAATGCGAGCGTTTACATCCTCATAGTTATCTAAGAATCCCATTAGATTAGCTCTCTATCTTTCAGAGCTTGAGCGATTGCACGCCCTCTTACAAAGCCCTCGCCGTGGCCTTGTCTCCAGCCTATCGAGTAGCCAATTACCATAAACATAAAGCCCATACCGCACGCGGCTAGGCTTATTAAAATATCTGCACTGTTCATATATCGCCCTTTGTTAAGGCCGATTGAGCTACTACCCGAGTAGCCCTCTCGGCGTTTGTAGTATCAGTATGAGGCTATGGTCTGACATAAAGCAATTATTTCGCTAGGCGTGTCTCTAACAATATCTCGTATATCTTGTCGATCTTGGCATCCATACGCTCCTGCCGTACCTCGATGTGATCGATTCGGCCTCGTAGGTTATGTCCGCCGTTACCGTCAGGCTTTAGCTCAGATAGGTAATACTTAACAAAGTGTCGGATAAGCCCAGCCCCCAGCCCCAAAATGGTAAAACTCCCCAAAGTTAAACCGACTACGAGCTGGGCTTGCTCCATTACTTCTTTACGCCAAACTGACCTTCGGACGGTTGGAGTGCCTTAAGTAATGGCCCGATTAGCCCAGCGATAAACGCGTTAGCTAATACTTTAGGGTCTGTAATGCCTGACATATATAGCGCTGCCGCACTTGCTAGGGCTGCTCGCCCGTAAGATTTTGCAGCTGCGATTGCTTGCTCTTTCATTGTGTAGCTCCTTAGTGCCCTTAAGGATGTGCGATAACTATAAACCTAAACTAGCGATTAACGCTTTAGCCTTGGCCGGTGATACTTCCACTTCCCAGTGCATTTCATCGGCCCGGCTCTTAAAATCGCCGCCCCACTTAAGGCCATATTTTTTAGATAGCGCCCGGATCATAGGCACCTTTTCAGCTGGGAAAGTTCCCACCTTGCCAAGAGGGTGCTTTGTAGCGTTTAGATCAATAGCCGTCCCGGATGAGTGGCACGATAATTTATCAGTGGTACCGCGAACCATACGAAAAGCGTAAGCCCAATCGTCAAACGTACCCTCATCGATTGGCTCGATTAGCTCGTGAAACTCCGCAGCAAAGGCGGCCAAGAGAGGCCCAACACTCTCGGCGCACCTTAGCTTACGATCCGTACCTTTTACAGGGTAGGACTTTATTTTAATCTCGGCAGGATCTTTAGAGGCCGGGTAACCGTTATAACTTGTAAGCATTAAAGGCCAAGCGCTGCGAGATCGTCAGGGGTTAAACCAAGCGCTTCGAGTTTAGCTTGGGCAGCGACCTTAGCCGCCTGCAATTCGGCGGCCTTTTCTTGCTCTGTTTGTTTTTGTAGCTCTGACTCAAACAATATATTTATGTAATTATCGTAATCGTCTCCGCTTGATACCTCAAAAGTTTCGTCGTTAATACCAATAACAATTACGGGGTTAGCTGCGATTAGATCATCTTTTGTAATCACGATTTTTGTACTCCATATACTCGAATTGCGCCGGTCATATTGTTAGAGCTTGTAATTAAAAAACCATCGTTAGCCTCGGTATTGTCTCTGATTCCACCGTAATAATAAGTATAAAGACCCTGTACGGCCGTGCCTGTAATTGTTGGATAACCTGTCCCATTTACGTTAGTTACGTTCATTACAATTAAACCGCCTTGACCGCCACCAACATTTCCAACGATAGTTATTTTGCTGTCATTGTTGTTGTTGTAATCTGCTTTTGTTCCTTGATAGCCGATCATTTGTGCGCCGGCATAATAAGAATTAGTCCGATTAGTTGCGCCGTTTCTAAATTGAAAAGTAGTAGTCGCATTGTTACCGCTTGTGCCGTTAAGACTAATTAAAACTAAGTAATTCTCATATGTAGAGCTAAAAGGGTTTACCGCCTGAGTTGCTACGCCTGACATTGTTGTCGTGCTTATAAGAGTCATAGCGCCAGTACTAGGTGCAGCCCACTTTAATCCTGTAGCCGTAGATGAGTCTGCCGTTAATACGGTGTTATTAGCTCCTACTGCTAAACGTGATGCGGTATCTGCCGCGCTTGCAGCGATAATATCGCCTTTAGCATCAAAAATAGTTGCAGGGATACCCGTAGCATCAGTAACCCAGCTAAAGTCCATATCCGTACCGGATGCTTTAGCTAATACCTGTCCCGTAGTGCCGCCCTTGAGATCTACCAAACTAGCATCGATAGAATCGCCTAGGGCTTCGATAGCCGTAGCTCCATCTTTTACTAAGTCGGTCGATGTAGGTACCGGCCAGTTAAAATTCGGCGTTACAGTTGCCATTACGTTAAACCTCCAAATGCGTTTTCCCACTCAAGTGTAGCGTTTACACCTGTCCAAATTAGGCTAGGCGGGCTTACTGTGTCCCACTGTGGCGCGACCAGTGAGAAATCTGTAGGGCTTAAAGTAAGGGTAAGGTCTACGAATTGAGGCGTAGCCCTAATTGCAAACCCCTCTACAAAGCCGTTAAACGATCCATTAAACATATTGATCGGTAGGTTATTAATTACTACCGGCTCGCCAAAAAATACATCGATAAGCTTGTCTCGCTCGGCATCGGGTAGCTCTGTGTTATCAAGTCTAAAGGTAATGCTCTGCAGCTGCTCGCGTGGGATAGCCCGGAGACCTAGCTCGCGATCCATAACATCGTTTACGTCGGCTATCTTGTCTAGGTTAGAGCTCACGCTTCTTTGATAGCGGCCGTATACGGCGATGGAGTCAGCATCAAGGGCCGTAGCTTGGCTTGAGTAATTGTTACCATAATTAAATACAAGGGAGTTACGAATCTTGCCTATTTGTAGGATGGATTTAACGCTAGAGGGAGTAGCATAATTAGCCGACATTGTCGTATAGCCGTTAGTCGATAGGTAAGCGGTACGGTGATCGGCATCGGCGTAACATACGCGCCCTGCTTTATCCTCATATATTTGTCCTAAAGCACTCTGCGCTATCTGAGCGCATAGGTTATAGCTGCTAAACGGATCTGCCGTACGTGGAATCATCTCGTATAGTCCAGGCTGATCGATCTCGCCAAGTCCTACGTTTTCCGCATTGGCCCAAGTCGTCGTAGGGTCATAAGCAGCCCACTCTAAAGCCGGTGCTACCTCAAACCAAGAGTTAATAAGCAATTCGTTTAGGATGTCGTAAATTTGATTTCCGTCGTAGTCTTTGCTCAAGGCATCCGGGAAAAGAGCTTTAGTCAATTTAGCCAAGGATCCTACGGCCAATATATTACCGATTGTTACAAAGCCTGTTTCCTCAGGCGAGCGTACGGATATGCCAAAATCCGATACTTCTCCACCAAACACGGGTACGTATACGCCGGCGCTATTCTTAAGCTCTAAAGTCAGGCTATCGGTTACATCAATATCAAAAGCCGTATTATCTATGTTCACAATTTCCATACGGGCATAGCCGGCGTTGCACTGCAGGTCAATATCATCCCGGCCCGTGGCCATAGTCACGCTCAGGACATTATCGTAGACGGTAGTGCCTACGATAATTTTCCACTCGGGTAGCCAAGCGCTCACTCTACGTATACTCCTGAGCCGCGATTAGTTGAGGTGCCACGATATCCGGATTGGTTAAGGATATCCTCGAAAGTTCTAGCTAGTGCCTCGGGATCTGTACCGTAGCCGGCGTTAATTGTTATGTCGTACTGAGCCGCCGCTTGAGCTGCATAACGCGCGCCGCTGCTCGCAGCTGAAAGGCTTAGGCCGGAGGCTAAACCCTGCATCAATGAGCCTTGAGCTGTTGGATCGCTAAGCGATATTTTAGCTAATGATGCTGCGTACTCCTGCTCAGCTCGAGCTTGGTAGTTAGACCCTCGTACCGCGCTAGGTAAATCTGCACCCGCATTTAATGCCGTTACTAATTGCTCATTATATGAATTGCTAGGGAGCATTTTATCTATTAACTTAAAAATGGTTGGATTATTAAGTGTAAAATCTGTCGTATTTTTTGGAATTGTATAAACCGGAGCATCGGTAGCACCCGGAGTTGCGGTAGACCCGGTACCGACTTTGCCTAAAGCCGCCGCGTACTCTTGCAGAGCCTTAAGTCGAGCATCGTCGGCCGCCTTTTGTGCCTTGGCTACGCGGTCGATCATCGATAACTCAGCGGACTCACGTAATAGAGCTGCAGTATTAGCCGCGCTCGTAGTCTTACTAATAGAGGCTAAACGTGCTATCTCGGTTAGTTGGATCTGTACGCGCTCGCTATATGACTCTTTAGCGGCTAACTGACCAGCTGCGACTATAGCGGCGTTATATTTCTTAAACGCCTCCTCACGTGCTAGCTCTTTATCGCCCTCGGCCATTTTAGATTTATCAATAGCAGAAAGTTCAGCTAGCAGCTGAGTGTTAATATCTAGCAGCGTAGCCTCGCTGATCTGTTTGATACCGGCTAACTTTTGTAGGTCTGCATTTTTTTGGAAAGCCGCTAACTCGCCTATTTTCTTAAGGGCTAACTCGCCGTTATCCTCCTCGATAGCTTGTAAAGCCTCAAGGCGTAGTTTAGTCTCTTTATCATAGGTAGCCTTAAGAGCTGCAGCTAGTGAAATACGAGTAGTATCAAAAACCGCAGCGGCCTTAGTTAAGGCCAGTTTATTCTTTTCTACGATTGCTTGCTTTTTTAATAAAGCTAATCTTTCTTTCTCACGCTTAGCGGCTGCAGCTGCGGCTGCGGCTCTAGCTTTGTCTGCCTTTACTTGTGCATCGGTAGCACCTGATACCGTCATAGGTGTAGTAAACGGCTTAGGTTTTAGCCTATCGTCCGTGCCTAAATCTTTTATCCACTTAAGATAAGAAATGTTATAAACATATTCCCAATCTTTACTATCAAAGCCCGGAATGATTTTTAATTTGTCGGCTAATATTCCAATACCGCGGATAACATCGGCCGTACTTAAAGCCGCTTTTTCCATATTGGCAGCTAAGTTAGCTACGGAAGTATCCTCGCCCAAACCGGATAAAGCATCGACCAAACCTTTACCTATGATTTCCTGAGCGTTACCTGCCGCTTCTCTGAGTACGCGCATCTTGCCGGCGTAAGTCTCAAGCTCGGCCGTAGCTGATCCGGCAAAAGTTTTAGTTAATAATGTGACTGCATCATTAAAATCTAAGGTCTTTAACTCTGACTGTGTAAGGCCTAGGTTATATTTTCTAAGGCCTTTAGTGTTGCCCACGTATAGCGCTGCGAGATCCTGATTTACGGTTAATAAATCTTGGCCCGATCCAGCGGCTACATCTAACGAAAGGTTTAATAGATCCTGAGCTTTAGCCGTATCACCGGTTGCGGTTATGAGTTTCTGAAAAGCCTCGCGTAATACTTCGCCCTCATAGCCAAACTTGGCTGATATGTCGCCGAGTTTCTTTTCGATAATATCCGTATCGAAAGATAGCCCTAGATTTTTTAATACTGTCTCGAGGCGCTTGGCTGACTTCTCGTTTTCGGCAAAAGCCTTAACGGCATTTTTACCGTAGGCCAACATAGCCGCAGCGCCAAAAGTAACGCCTAGAGTTTTAGCTACGCTTTTAATGCCTTTCTCAAAGCTGCCTAATTGCTTTTGGCCTTTGCCTAGGGCTTTACCGTCCCACGTGGATACGGCGCTTACGACGAGACTAGGTAAGTTTCTCATTATGCCGCCTTAGCGTATCGGCCTTGATTAAAAGCGTTTACGGTATTTTCTATAGCTTTAATTACCGAGCCTTGTACTTTGCCTTGATCCTCTGCCCAAGCTCTAAAGATCATACGGCCACGGTTTTCGCGACCATCGCCATATAGAGGCCCCATACGACTAACAAAATTAGCACCCGCGTTAGGGTTATTAGATTTACTTTTAGGCGATCCTCCGGGATTAGTACGGCCGGCGGTCTCATAGATTGCACCTGAGGCAGATTTATTAGCGATGTAGTACATAGCTCTAAAGCCATTTTTATTACGCTCACTTGGAGTAGCTGAGTAATAGATACCTTTACGAGCTGCCTCAGCATCATAAAAAGGAAAACGGCGTAAACTACCGCTCTCGTTAAAAGTTCTAAACGCAGAATTACGGGCCGTAATCTTTTTGCCTTGAGTACCCTCGTCCCAGTTATAAAGGCCACCCGGCGCGGACGATGGCGCATAGCCTCGAGCCTTATCCCGTATCGGGATCATAATGCCTTTGATCTCTTTATTCATTTCTTTTAATAGCTCGGGATCTATTTTACGGATCGCGCGTAGAGTCTCTTTATACCCGTCTAGTTTTACGGACATTTTTAGACTCCTCCGCTTGCTCGTTTAATACTCTGACTAACATCTTAAACATCTCAGTATCGAGATCGAGTACCGCTTGAGGCGGGATCCCTAACCGTATTGATAGTTGCGCTACCAAGTGAGTTAGAGAATCCCGCCCTAGCTTAAAGGCTCGTCGTCTAATACCTCGACTCGAGTTAATGTATCTAAAAACTCAGGGCCAAAACTTTTCACCGTTTCGCCGCTTGTCCTAATACATTCCCAAGCTAACCAAAATAAATCGGTCTGCTTTTCGTCGTCACGAAAGGCCTTATGAAAACCTTTCTTTGCGTAGAGCTCAAAGGCATACTCGATACGTGGAGTAATTTGGTGCTCTGTTACATCCCCGGTAGCCCTTGTTATTTTGAGTCGTGCCATTTGATTGCCCCTTTTCTAGTTATTTATACTGTGATGTCTACGACGATTGGAGAATTACAAGTAAATGTAATGCTCTGAGTAGAGATATCTCCGACTGCGCCGTTAATATCTGTAGTGTTATTTACTAGCACTGTAGTTTGGTACTCAGGGTTTGTAGCTGAGATACCTGCACTAGTTTGCTTAAGTGTTAGAGGCACTGTAGTACCCCAGGCTGCCTGCAAAGTCTGTAGGACTTCACCGGTAGCAGTATCGTTTAGGAAGTCTAAAGTTACCGTTGAGGTCTCTAGGCCTTTTGTAAAACGTCTCGAAGTATCGCCCATCGCAGAAATTTCCAGCTCCTCGAATACGCGGTTAATTGTTGCGCTTGTTACGTGATCTGAGAGGTCTACCGAGTTAAGGGTTACGACCACTCCATTTGATAAGAATATGGCCATTAGCCTATTCCTCGCTCTCTGTAGTAGGTGTTGGTGTTGGCTTTGCTTTTGCTACTTTGACCGGTTCAGGCTCGTCTACGATCTGCCCAATCTTTCGCAAAAACTTTAGATCATCCTCTGTATATGGCATTTGTTACTCCCAGCTCGATAGTACGGATATATTTAGATCGACTGTCAAAAGGTCGCCGCTTTGTACGGATAAAATTGTAGGTGCACTAACGCTTCCTATGTTCATCACGATACTAGAGTCCGCTAATTTTTTTACTACGGCGCATACTAAAGTTTCGATACCGTTAAGGTTCCCGTGATTATCCAGCATCGGTACATTACAAATAATGCGAAAGTTCGCCATAGGTGAAATGCCTATGTACTCGTTATTACTTGGAGTCAAATACGGCTCGGCCGGAGATACGATAACCGAGTTGGCGATTATTGTAGGCGGCGGAAAACTAAAGGTACTGTAACTATTCGGAGCATCGATAGCAGCTGCAATAGCTGCACGTAAAGTAGTAATAGGTGCAGGCATAACTAGCCGACCATACTATTTGGGTTTGTGTATCCAGCGATGAGCCCGCGGATTTTGCCGATCATCGAATTACCGAGGCGGTAAGGGCTCGGGCTAAATCCATCGATAGATACGCCGCCGGTCTGTGAGACTTGGCGAGCTTGGAAAATGTCAGTGGCCAAAATCATCGCAGCCTCGCGTACGGCTGGGGTAGTGGCATAAGAGTTAGTCTTTGTATCTGCTCCCACGGCTGATCCGTAAGGGAGTACGCGCTGAAAATTAACGTTAGCGGCTACCTTTGTAAACTGTATAAAGCTATAACCTGCCGGCCAATTCCACGCCTGAGTATTCCACGCGATAGAAGGCAGCTGCGTAGAGGTGCCGTTAGTCCAAGGCAAAGTACCGGTGATCGTATAGGTACCGTTAAAGGTTGAGCCGCATCCACTCAAGGTTACAGACTGGCCGGTACTAAAGATTGCAGGGTTAGCGATCATCGCGGTAGCAATATTATTTTGTAGCGTAACTCCGACTACCGGAGCTGAGTCAAACCATAAAAATTGGTTAAGGATATCTTGAGCAGTTTGGCAGCAGGTCTCTACGATATCTGAGCTATATAAAGCCTCGATGCCAAGATTGGCTCGCAGCTCTGCCTCGGTTACGTATGTTGCCGGCACTGTCATCTCCTCACTTAAAAAAGGCCGGTAGGGCTCAAAGGGCTAAGAGCCCTACCGACTATTAGGTTTTGTTTACGGTAGCTTTGCAAACTTAACGATACCGTTAGGCATCTTTGCAATAGTTGCCATAAATCCATAGATCGCAACCTGTACTTGTAGGTTAGATACTACGTTCACTGACATATAAGCCTGTGGGCTACGGTAAACCGTAAATGCCTCAGGAGCCAAAATAATTGCTGAGTTATCATCGACTGTTGTCTCTGTAAAGTTCTTGTCTACGTATAGATCAAGTCCTAGTACGTTACCGCGAATAGAGCGAGGCCCTACCTGTCCGGCTGCGTTCATAGGTTGGATAGCGTTATAAATTGGTCGCTTTGTAGTATCGGTTGCGCCCATTAGCAAATTCCATTGTGCAGCGTTTCCGATGTA